TAACACTTGAGCGAGTAAATCGAGTGGGGGCAAAATAGTGGTAAACTCCATCTCCACTGTATTAAAACGGCTCATATTGATTGCACCTGACGGTTGTAACTCGTAGAGAGAACTATTCAAACAAAAATTATAACAGTATAATCCATCTGGAGCATTGCCTCCTGTTCGGACATATTTTTCAATAAAATTATATACTCCTACTGGTTGTACATTCTCTCTATAATGCCCGTCGAATAGTATTCCGAGCGTTAGTAATATATTTTTTATATTTTGTACGGTGTAATCACTTGATATCATAAGTCCAGTTAGTAAACCGTTCGGGTTTACTCCCGGTCCAATATTCTTGGTATCAACGAGTGTTTCCCAATTCGGTACAACCACCACCCCCAACGTTGGTGCTAAGATAATATCATTGGGAACATAATTATATGGCCAGTTAAAGTAGTTAGTCCATTCGTTCCTTAAGTTCGCATCGCTTCGCTGGAAATAAAACATCCAGCTTGATACTAATCCGATCGAGTCCAATTTAATTTTATTGGGCCCTGTAACATTGTAAAACGTTGTCTCTTGTACTTGTTTGAATAAATATTTCTGTTCATTCTTTGCAAATAAATTGACTTCATCGTTAGAGAGAAAACAATAGGTGCAATTTAAGTGAATATCAGAATTCCAAATACTTCTATTATCCACGTAGGAAGTCATCTCCAATTCTACGTCTGGAGGTGGTTGAAGAAATCTGTAAATTTGTTGATAAAATTGATTAAAATTTGGAGCAACATATGGAAAATTATTAACATAATCAAATACATCTCGAATTCGAAACATTTCATTAATTGGTCTCATGGTGACTGTAATATGTAACTCATTATATTGAAGAGACACTAATGGAAACGCCATTTGACTTTTGATTCCAAACCAAGCGTTTAATGGGACATACAAAACACGACCTAGAATGGAGGGTTCAGGTCCAGCCGGGCTAGTAGTATAAAACGCGTTAGGGTAAGAGTTCACTCTTGTTCCCGCATTTCCTGGATCATTTAAGTCTGGTATATGTCCGGTCATCTCATTAAAAAGGGCTCGTTTTTCGGCAGAAAAGTCTCTCTGAACCGCCGACAATAAATATTGTCCAGAGTATTGTTGAAGTGTTTGATTTCCACACGTAATAAGTATCTCTTTAATCATAATAGATCCCAAGTTATCAATCCATTTGAACTCGTAAGGAGCCCAGTCAGTATAAGAAGTGGATCCATCTTCGTTGGTAATTAATTGGGGTGGTAAAATACAGGACCAAATATTGGGAAGCTCCATACTTAAATAACAATCCATTAATAAGTCGGCGTATCTAGGAATTTTGAATGTAAATTTAGATTCTTCTGTGAGACGAAGTGTACGAGCCCCTTCAAAATCAACTCGGAATTTTTGGATTCCAAAATTGGTATATTTTTGATACGTAGTTTTCCAGAAAGTTTTGCTTGGGTTTCCATTCAATACGATATTTTGTTGTCCTTCCGATATGAGGTTCATTAAGGCCCCTGGCATGTCAAAAGTGTTTTATTTACTATAGTAAGGTATTTAAATTTTAATTTATATTGAATTAATAAAAATATCATTTAATATAATAACGAAAATGTGTGTCATACTTTATGCAAACATTGGCGGAAAAGAAATTCTGGCTAAGAATCGCGATCGTACTTACCGTCCACCCATACAAATTATACACGAAATTATAAATGGGATTGAAGTTGTTTATTATAAGGACTTGGATACCAATTGGATGGAAGGTATAAATGAAAAAGGGACCGCAATGGTAAATGCGTCTCTTTATAACCCCGGAGGGGTTTCCGTTCGTCAACACGTAAGACAAGATCCGAATTATCTAAAACACCACATACTAAAAGGGAATGTTTTCCGCAATATTTTGTGTGAGAAGGAGAGTGTAGATAAGCTGTTACACAGAGATCGTTTTTTCAAGATCATAGAAGGGCACACATTATTGGTATCTGATGGACAATGTTATCATATTGAAGAAAGCGAAAATGATTTTGCTATTAAAACGCTTAATAAGAAAAAAGGAATAGTTTTAAGTAATCACGGTATTGACACTGATTCCGGATGTCGGAAAGGAAAAAAAGGCGTCTCTTCTTTCTTGAGGAAAAAAATTATTGAAGAGGAATTAAAGAAGGTCAAGTCATATGACGAAATTCTAGGCGTCATGAACAAAAATTATACGAATATTGACCCCAGATTTCATCCTTATCGAGACAAGTATTTTACGCAAAAACATAATCCGCATTTAGATAAGAGTCTAAAATTTGTTAGAACAACGGCTCAAATATTATTAAACATAACAGACAAGGAATTCATTTACTATAGTGACGCGGTGAATGAGAAAGAAATACAAATTATAAATAGGTTACCTACTTCTTACAAGCCTAAAATAAAGGTCATTATTCAAGAAACTTCCAAGTCCACGATTCCGTCAAAAATTCTCTCCGATACTTATTTGAAAAAGGTTTATAAGAAATTTAACTACCAAAACGAAAATAAGAAAACACTTCATAAAAATAAAAAGTCCGCGAAACAACAACTCAACCAATTCAATAAAACAAGGCGGAAAAATAAAGGAAAAAGTTAAAATAATGTGACACTTTTTATCATTTTCGACTCTTTGCCTTTTTTTTTTCATTTTTTTATTTATGTTTTTTCTTGTTTTCATTCTTATTTTTTTCCCACCTTTTTCTTCAAAGTAGGTTTTCCAGGCAGGGTTCTCATAATTGTAATTGCCAGGTACTTTGCCGTAGTAATGGTCACCAAGTACGGCATCCACGTCGTCCCTTTTAAATGAAGAAGTTTCTAAATTCATAGGAAGTGACGAAGCTGAGGCCGAATTCATGGTGGCGGCGGGAATAACCTTAGGCGATATTGTTATGACAGTATCTCCTACCAATATTTTTAGTTCCTTTTTTCCGTCATAAACAACCGTATCGTTACTGATCTCGATAGGTTCTGGTGCTGCATAATTTATTCCTTCGTCTTTGAGGTATTCTTTGACCGCACCCCCAACGACTTCGGATATTTCGATCTTTGCTTGTGCTACTGTCTTTTTATCTTCTTCGACCTCACAAAAAATATCAAATATATTTTTTACCCAAGTAATCGTAAAACCTCCTTCATATGGATTTTTAAAGAACTCTTGTAAATAGGATGTTACTTTGTCAAGAAAACCGAGACCCAATGAAGAGATCTTACCTATTATATCAAAAAAGTGACCATAGTGTCTGGGATCAAATATATCTGTCAAATACCAAACAAAATGGTTTGCTAATTCTGCTTTTCGTTCTGAAAGAAAACAAAAACCCAATCCTGCTAGACTCGTAAGCATAACTACTGTGATACCGTAGTAATAATGTAAAGTTTTACATTTAACACCCCCTCTCTGATATATTTTTCCTTTTCCTCCCCCTAATTGCTCTTCTTTACCGACTTCAATCATCCCTGTATATAGTTTGTTTATCTCTTCGTCGCTGAAATTTGGATATGTGCTTTTTAATATTTTCATGACTTCCGATGGAGAAGGACATGATGATGATGAATCTGCGGGCATCTTATTTGTATTTTATTATATAAAATACACATATTATATTTTTAGTGTATGTAAAGAATAATTAATAAAATAATAACTTATTATAGTAATTATATGTCCTCCATAGTTGATTATTTAGCTATAGCAAGCGGATTGCTCATTGTCACTTTGACAATTATTTACGCGATTTACTTATCTAAACTACAGACAAAAGAGTGCGATTACATGAATACTTTATACAGTACAAATAACCCAAATATCATATCGATAAACTCAAGCAATCCGAATTTTAGCGGCAACCTTAGAGACTATTACATTAAAACCGCTTTTAATGCGTGTTCTGGCGGCAGTTACAAGAATGATTTTGTAAATATATGTAATTTAAAAGCAGTCCTTAAAGAAGGAGTTAGGTGTCTAGATTTCGAAATTTACTCTATTAAAAAAAGACCAGTAGTCGCCACAAGCACAGCCGATAATTTTTATACAAAGGAAACTTATAATTCGGTCGATTTTGGAGATGTTATGAGAACCATTAAAAATTACGCATTTTCTAGTAGTACGTCACCAAATTGGACGGATCCGATTCTCATTCACTTAAGATTCATGTCCAACAAACAAGAGATGTATACCAATTTAGCCAACATTATGAGGGGATACAATACTGAATTACTCGGAAAAAAATATAGTTTTGAAAACGATGGGTTTAATTTAGGAGCAGAACCTTTATTAAGTTTTCGAAATAAAATTATTATTATAGTAGATCGCAATGAAGGTTATAGTAGGGCATTTTTAGACAATGCCGCGTTTCTTGAATATGTAAATTTAACAAGTGGGTCCATATTCATGAGGTCAATGGCTTACAATGATGTTAAAAACAACCCAGATTTAAATGAGCTAAGAGAGTTTAATAAAAAAAATATGACCATTGTTCTTCCTGACGCTGGTTCGGACCCACCAAATCCTAGTAGTTTATTTTGTCAAGACGCGGGTTGTCAAATGGTCGCGATAAGATATCAAACTGTAGACGCATTTCTGGAAATGAACAAATTAATGTTTGACCGGTCAGGTCACGCATTTAGTTTAAAACCAGAAGAATTGCGTTTTAAAGAAACGACTATACCAGACGCGACCCCTCAAGATCCCAAGAATTCTTACGCGACGCGTACAACCACGACTGATTTTTACAGTTTCAAAACTTAAGTCAAACGAGAAAAAAATATAATATAATGTCTGTATAATTTATAGAGATACAGACAATATGAAAAATAAAATTTGTTCTAAAGAAATGACTTTTAGTGACTGCGAATTGGCAATACTAAGAATGCAGGTGGACAGAGCCCAGGAAAAAGTCGCCCGGGTGGCTCTGAATTCGCCAGATATTAAAAAAATGTTTGAAATCGTTGAAAACTTTATTAAAAAAAAAAATCGAGTTTGTTATGGAGGAATTAGTATTAATGCACAATTGCCACACGACAGTAAAATTTATAATCAAGACGTAGACTTACCTGATTATGACTTTTTTTCACCCGATGCGTTAAAAGACGCAAAAGATTTAGCGAACTTGTATCACAGCCTTGGGTATAGCGACGTGGAAGCAAGAAGTGGTCAACACCACGGTACTTATAAAGTGTTTGTCAATTATCAGGGAATCGCAGATATTACTATTCTACCGAAGCAACTATTTGAAATGGTGAAAAAAAAATCCGTTCGAGTAAGTGGGTTGTTACATGTGGATCCAAACTTTTTAAGGATGTCCATGTATAGTGAACTTAGTCGTCCGGGAGGGGATACGTCCAGGTGGGAAAAGGTTTTAAAAAGATTAGTGTTAATAAATCAATACCATCCAATTGACACAACAAAAACAAAATGCAACGACATTAAATTAAAAATAGGAGACAAATTATCAAAAAATACAAACAAAGAAGTTTACAATACAGTGAAAGACACATTAATCAATCAAGGGGTTGTTTTCTTTGGAGGATTTGCGATTACACAGTACACAAATTATATGCCAAAAAAGAAGTCAGCGGAAGTTCCTTTATACCTTACTGCCGATTTTGATGTTATTTCACATAACCCGGAAATGACTGCGGAGATCGTGTTGGAACGATTAATGGATATTGGGATAACTAATTGTAAAATCAACAAAAGAGAGGGAGTCGGCGAAATAATACCCCTACACTATGAAATTCAAGTAGAAAACAAAAGAATTGCGTTTATATACAAACCTATCGCCTGCCATAGTTATAACACAATTAAAATTGACGGTCATCTTGTAAAAATCGCCACGATTGATACAATGTTGAGTTTTTACTTGGCCTTTTTGTACTCTGACAGGCCTTACTTTAAAAATTATAGTGATCGCATATTATGCATGGCAGAGTTTTTATTTGACGTTCAAAGTAAAAATCGACTAAAACAAAATGGCCTTTTAAAACGATTTAGCATTAACTGCTACGGTCATCATCAAACTGTCGAAGAGATAAGAGCAGAAAAGTCCGCAAAATTTAAAGAAATAAAAGACAAACGCGGGTCCTTGGAATTTGAAGAATGGTTTTTAAATTATAGACCCGGAAATAAAGATGTTTTAAATAAAAAGACCATGAAAGATACGCCTAGAAAAAAAAGACAGACTAAAAAAAATGGAATTTTTCTGTGGGGATACAATAAAAAAAATAACAACACCAGAAAACAAAAAAAGAAAAAGTATCCTTTTTAAAAAACAAAATTCAATTTACAAAAGTCGCTGGAGAGAGAAGGATCTAATATATACGCATATGGCATATAACAGTATCCTTTATCGCCCCACTGATTTCCCCACGAGTTCACACAAATAAATGATTGGTTTGTGTCGTTGAATCCGACTATTAGCATACAGTGTCCGCCTTGTAATGTTTCCGTGTTTACATCCGGCAAAGTTATTTGACCATTCACACTATTCATAAAACTGTCGTAAACACTGAAACCAAATATAATAGGCGACTTGTTCACTGATAAACATACTTTTAAACTACCTAGGTCTTGATTCACAAACGCGTAGTTATATTTGCGGAACAATTTAGATGCTTTAAATACATTAAAGGGCGGTAAAGTGGAGAACTGTGCTGTCCTGTAAGGCCATATATTCTCAGAAGACGCACCGTATTTTTGTATTATTTTAGCAGCCGTTCGAATATCTAGTCCGGTATCATCCGCAGAAGAATCGCCACCAAGGGCTCTTCCACAATAATAATGGTATAATCTGGATATTTTAACCGTTTTATTTGTAGACATGTTTATATACTGAGCAAAAGCATTAGAAACACAGGAACCTATCTCACCTTGATCTAAAATCAAGCCTATTTTATTTTGAAGACTAAAAGACGATGGCGTTTGACCAGGTTTTACTATTTTCAAAAACTTATGATCTCTTTCATCTTTCTTTTGAAATGTATAATTTAATTGACGACGCATTATAAATGAAAAAGTGGATAAAGTATTTTAATATTATACAATCACATATTAAAATATTCACAATAAATAATTATTCAAGAGATACTTATAAAAATGTATAAACAATTTTCCTACTAGGGTCTCGCTGAAATCGCAACTCATACAATTTCGAATGAGTACTAAAAATCCTATACTTTGTATGATCATTCTCTCTAAGAATAGTATAAAGACATGGATAACTTTATCCTTGACATTCCATTCATGGACATAACTACACATATCGGTGCTGGTTTGTTTAATATAAAAGCTGTGAATGTCAATAAGACCGCTTAACACTCGGTGTGTATTGGATTTCTCGTTCTTGATATTGATGGATTGGCAAATGTTGTTATAATTAAGAATGTTCAAATACAAGATTCTTCGTTCACTCTTGAAAGCAAAAATATAGGGAGTTATTCCATCCATATACTTTTTTTTATAAAGAATGTCACAATCAATGACGAATGGGACATAACAAGACCGAATAACTGTGTCGATTAGTTTCTCACGTGTCTTGTAAACGCATTTGGTAACCTTCAAACCGGTTTTCAAATTATGGTAAGAGATAAATAAACGTTTATTCACCAAAGATAGTATATTGTCGGGTAGGCGTTCTTTTAACAACTCGGGTAAATTTAATAACATATTCAAGTTGTGTTTTTTATTCAAATTATTATGCATAATGTCATAAAAAAATTCATCAAACCCGATACAACAATCGCTAAGGTATAACAAGCCTGCCAAGGAACCGATACTGCAGCCTGATATGCGGTAGATCTTTATGTATTTTCTTTTTTCCATTTCTTTTAAAAAAAGTAAAGCTCCAGTTAAAAAACTTCCGTTGAAAACACCGCCTCCTAAAATTAAGTCCAGCTTTAACGGCCTTTTCACATTTTTTACACTATCAGGTAAATTCTCAATGAGTTTAAAAATATAAGGCTGAATCATGTTGTTTGGTTTTCTTGAGGTATAATATTCAGTAAAAACATTAATTTGTCCATTTTGACCTAAAATTTATTAAAGTTTGAAATAAGGCTATTCAAGACATAAAACATGAACCCAAATAAACCACTTGTAAACAGATACCCGTTAATATTGTAGTTCCCGTCGCTGGAAAAGAGAATTGGAATAAAACTAAACAATTGTTTTCTAAAGAATGGCAACTGAAATAAAAAGTATAGTGTGGCGAGCAAAACGGGTAATTGAATGGTACTATACATATCTTCCAAATTATCTGAACTTTTAATACCCTGATTGTAGCTGTTTAAAATGTCCTCGTTGCTATCATAATCTTTTATGTAGTCTTTAGTCTCCTGCGTTTCTGGTACGTAATTTGGTTGAACATATGGGTCATGAGTATGACCATCGGTCGACATGGAGATGTCTCTCGAACGCAATTGGGTTGCACCTGTTTTACTAGCTTGTTGAAGTCCATTCACAATTTGGCTAATAGTTGTTTGATCTAAACTAATATTATTTTGTTGTTGTTGTTGTTGCGGTAGACTGATTGATTCACTCGACGAAATAGATATATTTTGTTGATTTCCGCCACCAGTGGGGTCCATCGGCAAATCCATAATGCTAGTAGTATCCGAAGAAGACATGCGATGTATAACTACTAAATAGAATGATTGATTTTACTAATTACGCAAAATCGATAATTTTTTTGCTTTTATCACACCCTGTAGATTCTTGAGTGAACTTGTAACATTTGTTTTCATATTTGTATATTTTTCCATTGATTTGGTCTAAAGGTGGAGCATGGAAAATAATGCAATTTTTACCTTTACAAACTGTTCTAAA